GAGAAAACAAATCTAAGAACATTACCAGCTCTTGATGAGACCAATAAGACAGGATCATTTGTATTGTATTACAAGGATCCGGCAAAGAAGGGAAGAAAGGAGCATGGAGTATATCCAAAGCCTCCATATCAAGGAGGTATCACAGCAATCCAGACAGATGTTGACATCAGTAAATTCCACATGTATGAATTACAGAATGGATTCAAGTCTGGAACAATGATTACTTTCATGGATGGCTTTCCAGAGACACAAGAAGAGGCAGAGTCATTTAAGAATCAAATCAAAGGACCAGCATCCAACATTGAGAATTCAGGAGATATTATCATCACCTTTGCACCATCATCAGATCAAGCTCCCAGAGTTGAGAATTTGACAGGCAATGATCTTGATAAGAGATATGAATCTCTTGAGTCAAGTGTTCAACAGAACATTCTTGTGGCTCATTCAGTTGTTGCTCCCTCATTGTTTGGTGTGGCTCCAGAAGGCTCATTCAATGCAGCTGAAAGTGCTGATTTATTTGAGATATTCAAGACAACTTATGTTGATACAAGACAGAAGAGACTTGAGTGGATATTGAATGAAATGGTTAAACTATCTGGAGAGGTTGGTGTTGTGAGGTTAAGAGATGTTAATCCAATTGGAACAACTGAAGTTGCACCAGTGGCAGCACAACAAGATGCAGCATTCAACAGACAAGATGTGAACGCATTGATAGATATCACTACTAAATTAAATGAAGGAAAGATATCTCATGATAGTGCATTGAGTATCATTATGGCATCATTTCCAACCATTGATGAGGCACAAGCAAGAAGGATTGTTGGGACTAACATAGCTCAACAGCAGATGTCATCATGCAAGCATAATATTGCTGATGATGAAATTGGATATTTTGCTGAGTATGGTGAATCAGCAAATAATTTCAATACAATTATGAGCTTTAACATTCCTTGGGATACTCCAATGGATGAAGTTTTTAAAAAGCATGATCAATTATTCACAACAATTGGACAGATTAATGTAGGCGGGGAGGGCTCAAAAAGCCTGGGAAAGACTGATGGAGGGACTCAATTTGAAGTTAGGTATCAATACAAAGAAATACCTGGGATCCCTCCAGTTAAAACTCAATCAAGAGCTTTTTGTGTTAAATTAATTGAGCTCAATAGACTATACACAAGAGAAGAAATTCAAGCAATATCAATAAAAATTGGCTATGATGTATGGAAGTACAGAGGTGGATGGTATACCAATCCAGATACTGGAAAAACAACTCCCTATTGCAGACATGAATGGTTGCAACAATTAGTGATTGCTAAGGAAGGAACAAAAAACATTGAGGTCATTCAGCCAGAAGTTAAAACAAATGAAATAACAATAGAAAGTGTAAAAACTGAAACAGTAAAAAATGTTATTAAAGATTTAGGATTGCAGGATATAGATTTGAAATTTGAATATAAAGATTTGAGTAAAAAAGGAGTTGATGGTAGTGTTAGTTTTGTGAAACAACCAGATGGGACTTATAAAATGGGTAATAAAGTAGAAATAGATAAAAATTTATCTCCACAAAAAATGGCTGAATTAATTAGACATGAATTAAGACATATTTATCAGTCTGAAAAGTTAGGATACTATATTAAAGATGGTTTTATATATTGGAATAATCAACCTCATATTACAATAAAAGATTACAATAAAATTTTAAATTCTCTTAATAGAGCAAAAACAGCTTATAAATGGAATCAAGCTGCGGAAAAATACAACAATTTACCTTGGGAAAAAGATGCAATAACCTATGAAAAGAAAATGATATTTTCACAACAAAGAATTGATGAAAGAATAAAATTAAAAGATAAAATTGAATTGCCAAAAGAACTAATAATAGAACAAGATGAACTACCTACTATCAGTTGAAAATCTTAAAAAATTAGGATTGATACACAACAATACAGATACAAAGCTCTTGGCAGTAGCTATCAAGCGAAGTCAAGACATGCATATTCAGCCAGCTCTTGGGACTCCTCTTTACAATGCTTTGCTTTTGAGAGTTGAGACATCCACATGGACTCCTGACTATCTCACATTAATGAATGATTATGTTGTGCCATGTCTGGTTGCATTCGTTGATTACAGAGCAGCATTGCTATTGACTGAGAAGATGACCAACAAAGCAACAGGAAGAGTATCTGATGAGAATCTTCAAGCCAATACTTTGAGTGAGGTACATGAATTCAGAGATCAGTTGAGAAAGGATGCATACTTTTACAAGGAGAGACTTGTTGGCTTCCTTATGGATGACCAAGCAACCAAATATCCAGAATATTGTGATATGTGTTCTGATCATTGCAATGAGTATGTCAAAAAAGATAAGACAGGATATAAACCATTGAACTGGATCCAATGAAATTCTCTAAGAAACAGATTGATAAATTAAAAGCATATCTTAATAAGGATGGAAAGAACGTTAAACCAGCTAATGAAAGAGCTGGAAATAATAGCAACACAGCACAGGCAGATAAACGAATTCTTTCAAGGTGATTACATTGATGCTGTGTCAAGAGATGCAGCTCAATATCCTTTGATGGTTGTGACTTTACAGGCTGGATCTATGACAGCTCAAGCTGTGAATGTGAACATGGTCATATCAATCTGTGATAAGTACAACATCCAAGAATATAGACAAATCAATGAGATTCATTCTGATTGCTTGAGCATCTGTAATGACATAAGAATCACATTGCAACAATGGAGATTTGAGGATTTCATGGACATCAATGGAGATATCACAACACAACCATTCATTAACAGAGGACCAGATGTCACAGCTGGATGGACAATCAATGTGAGTGCATCAATATATGACTACAATGATTGGTGTTCCATTCCTTATGATAACTATGACTTTGAGAATGGCAATCCTCCAGGAGAAGATTGTGGAGATCCAACAACAACATATCAAGTTTATGTCAATGGATCTCTTGAGGATACCTTCACACAGGACACAACAACCAATAATACTATTAATATCAACTTATAATGGCAACAACAACCATCAATGTCACAGCTCAAGCTTATGATACCATCAAGGATGAGAGCACAGCATTAACTCAGAGATCAATTTTGAAATTCACAGGAGCTGGAGTCACAGCAGCAGATAGTGGAGGAGAGACTGTTGTCACCATTCCTGGTCCATCAGCCACAACAAATGTAGGTCTCTTTGCACAGACAGCCAATAGTCCAACATTAACAGCAACAACAACAGAAGGAACATTGATTGATGGAGGTGTTGGAACTTTATCTGTGCCAGCAAATGGCTTTCAAGTTGGTGATTCATTCAGAGTTGAAATGGGAGGAATTATGAGTGCTCAGAACAATAACACATTAAGAATAAGATTAAAGTCTGGCTCTGTGAACTTAGGTGATTCAGGTCCATTAACAATGCCAGCAATCACAAATCAAGTGTTCATGTTAAGTGTAACATTCACAATCAGATCCATTGGAGCAGCTGGTGTTGCATCAATTGTATCATTGGCACAATTCCACATCTTGAAATTAGCATCTGGGACTCAACAAGGATTCGCTTGGAACACAGTGAACAATACAACATTTGATACTACCATCAGTAATACCTTAGACATCACAGCTCAATGGAGCTCAACCAATGTTAATAATTCAATTTACTCTGACATCTTTGTTCTTAATAAAACATATTAGCATATTATAGTATGGAGAACATATTTAAGCTGGATTTCAAGACATTCATAAAGAGTCCATTCACATATATCTTTTTTATATTACTTACAATTCTAATCTTCATTGGAAGGTATTTGATTAATTCAAAGGATAAAGAGATTCAGACTCAACAACAAAGGATTGATGATTGTGATGATGAGAGAAAGGAAGATAAAAAACTAATGCAAGATATTCTATTTCAAAAAGAACTTAACAAGAAATTAAATGGAGAATAAGATTCTATTGATAGCTACAATTGTGAGCTCTTTATTTGCAATCCTGGCACCAATGCCTGTGCATGAATACAAGGCACCAAAGAAAGATGCAACCACAATCAAGGCAGAGAAATATCTGCATGATCTTGAGGAGGAAAACAACCATAAGGTTGAGATACTCAAGCATGATGTGGACAGCCTATTGACAATCAAGCGTAAAATTAAGTATATTTACATCCAAAGAGATTCAATATGAGCTATGCATGGCTGAAAAAAGAAACAGCTCCCAAGATATTAGTTGAGGCAGTCAAGCACATTGGTGTTAAGGAGATTGTTGGCAAGCAACACAATCCAACCATTCTATCCTGGGCTAAAGCTCTTGGTCTTGAGAAGGATTACACAAATGATGAGATACCTTGGTGTGGTCTGTTTATAGCTTATTGTTGTCATGCTGCTGGATTGCAAGTTGTCAAGGCTCCATTGTGGGCATTGAACTGGAATAAGTATGGCAATGTTGCAAAGGTGCCAATGCTTGGTGATGTGTTGACTTTCACCAGGAATGGAGGAGGTCATGTCGGGATCTATGTTGGT